GATTGATACTAAATCATATTATATTATTACATAATGTTTTTGGTGCTGAAGCTTGTATGACTTTGTTATTATTTAAAATTGATAAACAATACTGGCCAATACTAAAATCTGTTTGCAGTTATCTAGGCTATCTTTATCCTCACGAATTAGGCGAGGTTGAAGATGACGAGAACATAACGCAAATGTTAAAGGAACTATAATGAGTAGAGGTATTGATTTTTTAATAACTTATCGTGTTGTCAAAATGCTTATAACTCCGTTTGAAAAAACAGAGGCGTTTAAGAGAGGCATTATTGATAACAAAGGTAAAGTATTAGTTAAATACAGAAATGTAATTAAACAATCTGATAAGAAACATTATACACTTCTTCATAGATTCACATTCAATATCAAAAAGATATTATCAAAAGTAGGTCTAGGTGGTAAGTTAGGCTCTTTTGCAGTTGCATTAGCATTATTAATCAAAGAAGACAAAAGTTATGTCAAATATAAAGACGCAATAGAGTCGGGTGTTATATCTTACTTGAAAGAAGAAAATCTATACGATAATCTTTTAGTAGAAGAAGGTGAAATACCTGAATTAAATATAGAACAAGAACCATTTATGACTTGTTTTGGTATTGACGTTTATGAAAGAGGTGACGAACTAGTATCGGAGACAGAATATGCCCAAACACTATAAAGAAATGATAGATGAAATCATCAATAAGATTGATGAAGACGCACCAACAAACGCAGTAGCACACGGCGGTGTAGATATGGCCCCTAATGCTAAACACCCATTAACAAAGTCTCATAAAAAATATAAAAAAGATAATGAGGCTGAAGATATGTTAAGACGAACTATAATGAAAAAGTTTGGTGCTAAAATTAAAGAAAATAACGATAACAATAATGTAGTTTTAAAAGGTGTTTTAAAAACACTAGATAAATTAGATGAAAAAGTTGATGAACTTGCAGGTGTTTTTAGAGAAGAAATAAAAGTTGAAGAAGAAGAAACTAAACCTACATTAAGAGAGAAGTCTAAAGTATGAAGTCTTTTAAAGAATATATATCCGGCTTTAGTTTAGGTTCATTCTCGCATATGGCACCTATGGCTAGTTTAGGTGATTATCCACCGAAAGGTAAACAACATAGGTCAAGAAGAGCTATGGGTTTAAATGCAGAAAAGAATCCTAGAATTGCTAGAAAAGATGGTCAAAAAGCAAATTCGGATAAACATTCAGACTTATATACAGATGAAAATCCTAAAGGAACAATTCACGGTTTAGGTTTTACAGATGGCGAAACAGCTAGAAAATCTGTAAGTAAGATTAAGAACTCTGGTAAAACACACGCTCACAAAATGCAGGCTGCCATTGCAATGTCGCAAAGAGCTAAAGTCGCAAGTGAGAGAGCAAAGGATCCTGAAAAGAAAAAGAATCTAGGTCGGGCTCATAAGATTTACCAGACATATATAGATACTAATAAAAAAAGTAAGGATTAATATGGAACTATTAATTAGTTTAGCAATGAAGTTTTGGCAATGGTCAATAGTTATTGCAGTTATAATAATTGGTTTTATTATAAACTTGTTTGACAAAAAGAAAGCGAAGTGTAATACTTTTGCTTATACGGCTATGCCATCAATGAAACCTCTACCTATCAAAACAAAAGGTAAAGGTTTTTTTAAAGGTGTACTTTTATGGTTACTAGGTACGAGACAATGGGAAATAGCAAATGATTGGGAATATACTTTAAACGGAAATAAGTACGTTGTACCAGCAGGTTTTAAATTTGATGGTGCTAGTATACCTAAATTTTTGCATACGTTCTTGTCACCAGTAGGTGTTTTATTAATGGGTGGTCTTGTTCACGACTATGCATATAAATATGAAACACTATTAAGAGCAAACAAAAGAGATACACTAGGTAAAATATCTCAAAAAAGAGCAGATGAAATCTTTAGAGATATTAATATAGAAAACAATGGCTTTTATGTAATGAACTGGTTAGCTTACTGGTCGTTAAGAGTAGGTGGTTTCGTGGCGTGGAACGGTCATAGAAAAAGAAACTCAAAAATAGGAGAGTAATATGTTTTTAACAATAGGATTAATTATAGGTTTTGTTGCAGGTTGGTATGTCAACGAGAAGTTTGAAGACTTGGCTGCTATGACAAAAAAATTAAAATTTTGGAAGAAGTAAGTCTTTGGATGTTTAGAAAAACATTAGTAGAGTATATTTGTATTAACAATTACTCTCCTAAAATCGCAAGACTTATAATAATGGGGAAAATAAAATAAATGATATTTGGTAGTATGAAAATGATTATGATAGGTGTTATGGTTGCCGGTCTTGCCGGCGCCGGCGCCTATGTATATAAGTTGAAGGCTGATAATGCAACGTTAAAAGCTAATCAAATTAAATTAGAATCTGCCGTGTCGGAGCAGAAACAACTTATAGAGAACCAAAAAAAAGATTTTGATAGCATCCTTCAAGCTAATAAGGATATGAATAAATTAATTAATGTATTAAAAAAAGATTTTGAAGACCTTGATAAAAGATTTAACAAAGGCAATAGAGATATAGGTAAAGTGGCCATTGAAAAGTCAAAGGTTATAGAAAGAATAATTAACAAAGGTGGTGATAACGCAGCTAGATGTTTAGAGATTGCTAGTGGGTCACCTTTAACAGATAAAGAAAAGAGTGCTACGAAGAAGTCTGAAATAAATCAAGAATGTCCTTCAATAGCAAACCCGAATTATGTACAATACTAAAGATAAAACCCATAGACTTGCTTGGATAATTGCAGTACCATTAATGCTGTGTTTGTTTTTATCAGGTTGTGGTAGTGTAAAGAAATTAGAAATATTTAAACAGGAAGTACCAAGAGAAAATCTAAATTTAGAGAAACCAACTCCTCTTGAAATGGAGAAAATCAAATGGCATATTATTACAAGTGAAAATGCTGATGAGGTATTTAAAAAATTAGAGGCAGATGGTATTGACCCGGTTTTATTTGGTCTAACAGATAAAGATTTTGAAATGTTAGCCAAGAATTTTGCAAAAATAAGAAATCAATTAAAGGTTCAAAATGATTTAATTGACCAGTATAAAGAATACTATGAAAGCGAAGAGGTAAAAGATGAGTAAACCAGTATCGGTAGATGACAACACATCCGTTGCAATGCCAATCAGGAATATGCTCGCTATAATCGGTGCTGTAGCCGTTGGCGTATGGAGCTATTTCGGTATAGTAGAACGCCTAAACATATCAGAAACTAAAATAACTTTATTAGAAAAAGATTTAGTACAAGCAACAGAAATGTTAGTTGTTGACTTGGAAAAAAATACAGAGTTTAGAATTAAATGGCCAAGAGGTGAAATGGGTAGTTTACCTGCCGATTCCGAGCAATTTATGTTGATTGAGGATTTATATAAAACCGTGGAAAAGATGGAAGAACACATTGAAGGTATGATGAACAACAAATTAGAAATTGGTTTTTTAAAAGAACAAATGAAAAAAGCTAAAGAAGATATTGAAAAACTAAAAGACGCAGACAGAGAGATTGTCTATAAGAACGGAAACGGAGCACACTAATGATAGAGACGGTTGTAGCGCTACTTATGATTGTCAATAATGAGATTAAGGAGCATAGAATCCAAGACACTATGTCAATTTGTCTCAAAGGAAAAAGAATAGCCGAGAGGCAATTAAAAGGACACCAAAGTGTTCAATATAGTTGCATAAAATCCAAGGCTGAGCTGGAAACAAATATTGATGGTTCAATTGGCATAAAATCTTTAATACTAAAGTAAAAGTTTTATAAATAATATTATAATAATAACGATTAAGTGATTATCGTAATGTAATCTTGCATTATATTTGCATTGATTTTATTACAATGATACACTTGACTTTAACACTAGGGCATATGAAGAGACTAATAATCGGTCTTTTATTATGTTTTATTATCGCAACTCCTCAAGTTGCTTGGACTGACACGACCTCTAACGGGGCCACGACCAACACACAAACAACAACATCCGGTTCTAACACTACCATATCTGGTGGTTATTCGCAAGAATCAACGACAACTTACCAAAGTGGTTCGTCTTCTAATACCACATCTACGACTAATAATACCACAAATACTGGTGAAACTAGAGTTACCTCTCAATCATCAGCGCCTTCTATGTCTGCTATGTCACAGGATTTATGTGTAGTGGGTATGTCTGCTGGTGTTTCTACATTTGGTCTAGGTGTTTCAGGCGGAACTTATACAACGGATGAAAATTGTGAAAGAATAAAATTATCAAAGGTACTAAATGACCTTGGTATGAAAGTTGCTGCCGTTTCAATACTATGTCAAGACCCTAGAGTATTTTTTGCGATGGAACAATCAGGAACCCCTTGCCCATTTGAAGGTCAAATAGGTAAAGCTGCAACTGAACAATGGAAAAAATATAATAAATTAAGACCTGATTATGACATTTATACACAAAGATTAAAAGTTGTACAAAAGGCCGACAAGAAACAGGCTAAAATAGATGAACAAAAAAGACAAGAAGAATTAAAAGCAGTACAACTTAAATTAAAGAAAATAGAAGAAGAAAAATCAATCAAAGAGTGGAATGAAGTTGACAAGGGCTTAGAGAAAGAAAATCAAAAAAAAAGCCTGGAAATGAAAAAAAATCCACCGAAATAGGAATAAATAAATTATGGATAATGATACCATCACTATTATTATTTGGAGTAGCCTTGTAGCATATGCGTGTTATAAATTTTATAAGTTTGGTCTTACTCTTAACCCTTACGACTTTTCAGATAAGCGTAAGTAAGGCCGAGACAGCAACGTCTGGTAACCTATTACCTAATGCAGGTGATGGTGTGGCCACCAACAAACAAAATTCAAATAGTACAATAGATAATACTGGAGTAAATAGTGGTTTTACACTAAACGGTATTACAACTTTCACAAATGAACTAGAGGCGCAAGGTACTGGTACGGTATCTGCTTCCGGTTCTCTTTTAAATATCACAACAGAAAAAGAAAACGGCGGCCAGTTTAATACTACAGCAGATAGTTTAGACGGTGGTGTTCGTATGGACGCTACAACAGAGGTACAGAATTGCGAATGGATTGGTTCATCAAGTCAATGTGGTACTGCTAACAATGGTAGAGATACCTTTTCAACAACCGTAAATATTAAAGATATTGATGGCAATGTTCTTGCAACGGTAACTCAAAACAGAAACAATGACGCTGGTTATAGAGGCAATTCATACACATATTCTGATACAATAACTCACACAGGTACAGGTGCTAGAAATTGGGATTGGGAATGGGAAGGTATAGATGGTAATAATTCTAGTGCTACAGGTGCAGTAGGTCCTAATTTATTAGGTGCGGCTCTAACTGCTACACTATTAGATATTGACTATCAAGCATTATCAAATACACAACAATTAGAAATTACTGAAGCAAATGAAAGAATTGAAACTGCTATTGAAGAAATAGAATTTGAAGAAATATCAACAGCAATTGAACAAATAGAAGTACAAGAATTTAATTTTGTACCACCACCTCTTGAAATAAGAGAGGTAAAGATAGAACAAATAGAAGTACAAGAGTTTCAAGTTTTATTTGAAACTAATTTTAAAGAGATTATGGTAAAAGAAAACCTAGTACAAGAATTTGAAAGTGCCTTAATAGAAGAAAACTTAACTGAACAAGAGTTTTTTCAAGAGGCAACCAATATGATTATGCAAGAGCTGGCACCACCACCAATGAAAATGGAAAAGGTACCAGAATTAGAAAGGGAAACAAATGTATCATCAATGACCGAACCTAAAATGGAAAAAGAAATACCAATAGAAAAAACTCCAACGGAAGAACTGAAACAGACAAAAAAAGAAGAACTAAAGGAAGAGGGAACTAATGCTATTACTGAAAAGCCTAGAAATGAAGCCATTGAAACAAAAGAAACTATGGATACAAATGAAGAAACAACAGAGCCGGAAAGACAAGAGAGTGAAGTTGTATCTAATGAATCAGAATTGGTTGAGGATAAGGAAACAGAAGGACAGGCGAAGACGGAGAGTGCTGGCGAGATTGTGGAAAATGAGACAGACATATCTGTCAAGGACAGGAAGACTACCAATGCCGACATTGACAGCATAGGTAAAAAAGTAGAAAAAATTATTGCAAAGATAACAGCTAAATTAAAAAGAGTAGACCAACAATTAGCTGCTACATCATTCATAATATCAAAAGGTATCAGCGAGTTAGCACCTGATTTAACGGTATATAAAAATAAAAAGTTAAATGGAGGTTCAATGCCTGATGGTAACCTAGAGCTCTTTCAAACTCTAAATATATTAGAACAGCAACAAATATATAAAGACGCTAGTTTAATTGCGTATATAAGTAAAGACCCAATTGCTGTCCAGCAAAGCGCTTTAGCTGAAGTTGAAACTCGTATAAATACTTTACAAGCAGAGATTTCTGCTTTGAAATCATTACAATAAGAATAGAGGAATAAAATGAAAAACGGAATAATTGATAAGTTATCTACATATGCAGCCCTTATTGGTGTAATCGCTACTATTGGTGGTGGTTTCTATGCTTGGGGCGAATTCAATACAAGACTATCTTCAATAGAAGGTTCTAGTATTGACATATCAGGTATATCAAATAATACAGCCGAGATTGCTAAGTCAAACGAAAGAATATCTTTACTAGAAAAATCTGAGTCAGAAGCACCAGATGTATCAGGTATTAAAAAGAATGAAACTAGTGTAGCAGTATTAGAAAAAGAGGTTGAAGTTTTAAAATTACAGATACAAGAACTGAAACTTAAAGCACAAAACCCATTAGCAAATTAAGAGTAAAAATAAATGGCCGAGAATACAACAGAATTGCTGGTAGATATAGCTGGCCTAAAGAAAGATGTGGAACAGGTTAACCAAATCCACAATAGACTTGACACAGCTATAGATAAATTAACAGATGTTTCTACCTGTATTAAACAGATGTTGGCCGTTCACGAAGAGAAGATTACCAGACAAGAACAAACAGATGAGGTAATCTTTGGTAAATTAAGAGAACGTCAATTAGAAATTGACACGGTATATAAAGAACTACAAAAAGAAATTCAACAGACAGAAAAAAGACTATTAATAGAAATCAAGTCTCTCAAGCTTGACATTGGTGGGAGAGTTGGTACACTAGAGAAATATAAATGGTTAATTATGGGTGGTGCAATAGTCATAGGTTGGGTTATGTCAGCAAATTTTAAGCTGATTGTAGATATGATGTCTTAATCCAGCATTGACTTCTCATCAAAACTAGTATATATTATGTATCTGAATGAGTTGCTATGTCCAGTTATATTGATTTAAAATACATTAATGAGTTGTCCTCAAGGTTAGGTCAGTTTAAAAAGAAAGGGGATTACCTCTTTAATTTTAGATGTCCGCATTGTGGTGATTCTAAAAAAAGCAAGACCAAGGCGAGAGCATATTTTTATCAAGTAAAAAATGATATGTTCTTTAAATGCCACAATTGTGGTGAAGGCCAAAGTCTAAGCAATTTTCTAAAATTTATAGACCCTAAAAAATATGAATCATATTTACTAGAAAGATATAAAGGTTCGGCGCCCTCCACGCCAGCACCTAAATTTGATTTTAAGCCTACTAAATTTGAAGATATAGATTATTTTGATAAACTCACAAAGATAAGTGAATTAGAAGATAATCACCCAGCAAAAGTATATATTACAAAGAGAATGATACCAGAATCATTCTGGTCTAAACTTTATATTTGTAATAAATTTATGTCTTTTGTAAACGAGGTAAAACCAAATACTTTTCCTCATACAAAAGGCGAACACCCTAGGTTGATAATACCTTTTTATGGTGTTGATGGCAAACCGTTTGCTTTTCAAGGCCGTGCTTTTGGTAAAGAGCAACCAAAATACTTAACGGTAAAAATTGATAGTGATAAACAAAAAGTTTATGGCTTAGATAGAGTAAATCTTCAACAGCATATACACATTGTTGAAGGTCCTATTGATAGTATGTTTATAGATAATTGTTTGGCAGCTGGCGGTGCAGACTTGACATTAAGAGTACCACCTGATAATGTCACTTACATATTTGATAACGAACCTAGAAATAAGGAAATTATAAAACGAATGTATGATGTTGTTTCTAAAGATTACAACCTTGTAGTGTGGCCGGAAGATATGCGACATAAAGATGTGAACGATATGATTATGGCAGGATTAACTAAAAATGAGATTAAAGATATTATAAGTACCAATACTCACTCAAAGTTAAGCGCCTTGACTAAACTAAATTATTATAAGAAATGTTAGGAGATTTTAATGGTAGATAATCAGACGATAAATGTAAAGAAAAGAAACGGCAGAGGTAGTGAACCTCTTAACATTGAAAAGATACACGAAATGGTTGAGTATGCTTGTGAAGATATATCAGGTGTATCACCATCACAGGTTGAAATGAATAGTGGCCTACAATTTTATGATGGTATTACAACAGATGAAATTCAACAAATTTTAATCAAGTCAGCTTCAGACCTTATTTCTTTAGAAAATCCTAACTATCAATTTACAGCGGCTAGATTACTACTTTATAGTTTAAGAAAACAAATTTTTCATAAGTTATGGGACCACCCACACATTTATAATCACGTACAAAATTGTATTGAAAAGAATGTTTATGATTCAGAGATATTAAAATGGTATGATAAAAAAGATTTTGACCGTATGGAAAATTGGATTACTCACGAAAGAGATTATGATTTTACATATGCAGGTCTACGACAGGTAATTGACAAGTATCTGGTACAAGATAGAAGTACAAATGAGGTTTTTGAAACTCCTCAATTTATGTATATGATGATTAGTGCCACGTTATTTGCAAAATACCCAAAAGCAAAAAGGATGAGTTATGTTAAAAAATATTATGACGCTATTTCAAAATTTAAAATCAACATACCTACACCAGTTATGGCAGGTGTTAGGACACCTATTCGCCAGTATGCTAGTTGTGTGTTGGTTGATGTTGATGACACTTTGCCTAGCATTTTCAGTAGTGATATGGCTATTGGTAATTATGTTGCACAAAGGGCTGGTATCGGTATTAACGCTGGGAGAATTAGAGGAATCAATTCCAGAATTAGAGGCGGTGAAGTCCAACACACAGGAGTTGTACCATTCCTCAAAAAGTTTGAGTCAACGGTTAAGTGCTGTACTCAAAACGGTGTTAGGGGTGGGAGTGCAACGGTTCACTTCCCTATTTGGCACCAAGAGATAGAAGATATTATTGTTTTAAAGAACAATAAAGGCACAGAGGATAACAGAGTTAGAAAATTAGATTACTCTATACAACTATCTAAATTATTTTACGAAAGGTTTATTAATGACGAAGATATTACCTTATTCTCGCCACACGAAGTACCTGAACTCTATGAAGCGTGGGGCACAGAGGCGTTTGACGACCTATACACCAAAACAGAAAGAAAAACCAGTATTACAAAGAAAAAAGTAAGCGCTCAAACTTTGTTTATGGATATGTTAAAAGAAAGGGCAGAGACAGGCCGTATCTACATAATGAATATTGACCATTGTAATTCTCATTCTAGTTTTAAAGATAGAATTTATATGTCTAACTTATGTCAAGAGATTACTTTACCTACTGACCCTATACAACACATAGACGGCAAAGGTGAAATTGCATTATGTATTTTAAGTGCAATCAATGTAGGTAAGATTAGTTATCTTGAAGATTTAGAAAACTTATGTGACCTTGCAGTAAGAGCTTTAGATGAAATTATTGACCATCAAAAATATCCAGTTAAGGCTGCCGAAGTATCTACAAAGGCAAGAAGAAGTTTAGGTATTGGTTATATTGGTCTTGCACATTATCTAGCAAAACTAAAATTAAATTATAGTGATAAACAGGCTTGGAAAGAAGTTGATGAACTATCAGAGTCTTTTCAGTATTATCTATTAAAGTCAAGTAATGAACTTGCAAAAGAAAAAGGCAAATGTTCTTACTTTGATAAAACAAAATATTCAGACGGTATCTTACCTATTGATACTTACAAAAAAGAGGTAGATGAGATTGTGAATCGAAAACTATCTATGAAGTGGGAATCATTAAGAAAAGACATTAAAGAGTTTGGGCTAAGACATAGCACCTTATCTGCTCAAATGCCGTCTGAATCTTCTAGTGTGGTCTCTAATGCGACAAATGGCATAGAACCACCTAGAGACTATTTAAGTGTTAAAAAGTCTAAAAAAGGTACATTAAAACAAATTGTACCAGATTATGCACGATTAAAAAACTTTTATACGTTATTATGGGATATGAAAGGGAATGAAGGATATATAAATATCGTTGCAGTAATGCAAAAGTATTTTGACCAGGCAATATCTGGTAATTGGTCATACAACCCCGAAAATTATGATGAAGGACAAGTGCCTATTTCAGTAATGGCTCAAGACCTTTTGACCACCTATAAATTAGGTTGGAAAACTTCTTATTATCAAAACACATATGATAGTAAGAAAGACGAAGACGAACCATCACATCCATTAGGTTGGAAAGATGATGTTAAAGAAACAGAACCGGCAACTTTACAAGCTGAAGAAGATTGTGAGAGTTGCACAATATAAAGGAGAATTATGGCTTTCTTATGTGTTAATACGCCACACATAGACGTGTATGTAAAGAAAGAGTACCTTTATGATAATGAGAAAGGACACGGTGAACTTGTTGAGGGTATTTGGGTTACAGCAAAGTCTATTCAAGGCAGAGCATTATACTTTGAGACTTATATTCCAGAGTATGGTGCCTTATACGACAAGTTACCAATAAGTGCATTTGTATGGAAAAAAGAAATAAAAGAAGATATACCATTGACAGAATTGCAATTATGGGATTGTTTCAGTTATGATATCGCAATCGTTGAAAAACAAATGCTATCAGGCAACCAATGTAAATATCTGTCACCAAATAAACAATGGTATAAAGGTTGGTATATGTTTACAATTGATAATGCGAATAGTACGAACCTAGAAAGAAACGTGACTTATAGTGAAACGCCTAGTCAACATAAGTCATTTAATATATTGAAGTTAGAGAACGGTCATTTTGCCGCTCAACCTAACAACAGAGTTATCTTTTATGATAAATCATATACTCCTAGCGAGTTGAAGTTTCCGGACTTCAAAGTGTCCACGAAGGAGTTTAGTGTAGAAGGCGAACAAAAGTGGACAGCAGGTGATGACGATAGTTTTTTTTATGAATTAAAGGAGCAAAAATAAAAATGGCAAGAAGTGTGTTTAATACAGGAACTAATTTAGACTTTACAAAACAACCTATGTTTTTTGGTGAAGACTTACAAGTACAACAATATAGTGATATGAAATATCCTATATTTGATAAGTTGAATCAACAACAACTAGGTTATTTCTGGAGACCTGAAGAAGTTTCTCTACAAAAAGATAGAAATGATTATCTTGACCTATCTGAACAACAAAAGTTTATATTCACAGCTAATCTAAAGTATCAAACTATGTTAGATAGTGTTCAAGGTAGAGGTCCGTGTTTGGCATTTTTACCATTTTGTTCTTTACCAGAACTAGAAGGTTGTATTGTAACCTGGGATTTTATTGAGACTATTCATAGTAGAAGTTATACATACATAATTAAAAACTTATACTCACAACCTAGTGAGATATTTGACACAATTATTGGTGATGAGAAGATACAAAAAAGAGCACAAACAATTACTGAAACTTATGATGACTTGATTAATACAGGTTATAAATGGCATTTAAATAAAGATTCAGTAGATGAGTATGAGATTAAAAAGAAATTATGGAGAGCATTGATAACGGTAAATATATTAGAAGGCTTACGTTTCTATGTATCATTTGCTTGTTCATTTGGTTTTGGTGAATTAAAATTACTAGAAGGTTCTGCTAAAATAATTTCATTTATTGCTCGTGATGAATCACAACACTTAGCAATGTCACAAAGAATTATTAATAATTATAGAGACCTTGAAAACGATAAAGTAATGTTAAAAGTAATTAAAGATACTGAAAAAGAAGTATATCAAATGTATGATGAAGCAGTACAGGAGGAAAAACGTTGGGCAACATATCTATTTTCCAAAGGAAGTATGATTGGATTATCAGAAAAACTATTACACCAGTTTGTAGAGTATATGGCAAACCGAAGAATGAAAGCGATACAACTAACTCCGAAGTACGAACAAAAAACAAACCCTTTACCTTGGGTAGAACATTGGCTAAACAGCCGTTCAACTCAAAACGCTCCACAGGAAACAGAGATTGAATCTTATGTAATCGGTGGTATTAAGCAAGATGTAAAGAAAGACCAGTTTAAGAAATTCAAGTTATAATGAAATCACCAAAAACCTGCCAAAATTGTCAGACTAAATATACCATAGAATGGGACGAAGATAAGGTTGATTTACAACCTTTGACTTGTCCGTTTTGTGGTTATGAAGTAGAAGAGGAAGATGATGTTGAAAGCAGGTATGAAACAGACGAAGACGATAGTTGGAATTGATTATAGTTTAACAAGTCCTGCCGTATGTACTAACAACGGCAACTTAATGTTTTTCTATTTGACTAATAAAAAGAAGTGGCAAGGTATGATGAACGAAGCGATTGTTGGTTATGAACATAAAGAATGGACAGACCCTATTCAGAGGTTTAGACAGATATCTGATTTTACATTAGATATAATTAAAGACACAAATAATCCTAAAGTTTACATAGAAGGCTATTCTTTTGGCTCAAAAGGTCAAGGTCTATTTCAGATAGCAGAGAATTGTGGTATATTAAAGTACAGACTTCAAGAAGAAAAAATACCATATGAAACGGTTGTTCCTAGTGTAGTAAAAAAAGGTGCAACAGGAAAAGGTAACGCTGATAAAGATAAGATGTATGAGGCGTTTGTTAATGAAACTAAAATTGACTTGAAAAAAATATTTGATACAGAAAAGGTTGGTAATCCTATATCAGATATTGTTGATAGTTATTATATTATGAAAGTCGGGAATGCTATATCTATTCAACACTAAAAGAGGTACAAGAAAATACCTTGAAGAGTTTGCTAAAGGCAATGATAATAAATTTTTTGACTTTGCAGAAACTAATGGTCCTAAATTCTACAATCAACATTGGCCAATGTGGAATGGCAAATTTCCAGATGAAGATGTTGAGGTATGTTTTCAAGGTATAATAAGAGGTACTAAAAGATTACAAACTGCCTGTGAAGAGAATGATATACCTTACTATTACTTTGACCAACCTTATCTATTCTACAATGAATATCAACCACATCCAGCATTTGGTCAACCTTGGTACAGAATAATTAAAAATAATGTACAAATGATTGACGTTCACATAAGACATAAAGAAAGATTTGATTATGTAATGGGTATGTGTACAGATAAAGATACTATAAATCAAGTGACATTAAAAGATTGGAAAACAGGTGACCATATTTTAATTATACCACCCTCTGAACACACAGCAAATTGGTATGATATGAAAGTTGATGGTTGGGTTGATGGTATAATAAACGAAATACAAAAATATACAGATAGACCAATTAAAGTTAGATATAAGTATGCTAACAAAAGATTTGGTAAAAGAAATACAACACCACTAAAAGAAGATTTAAAAAATTGTCACGCTATGGTTTCTTGGCATAGTATGGCTGCTTGTGAGGCCGTAATTGCAGGTGTTCCTAGTTTT